CCTACCAGAGGTCTCTCTTTGTTGTAATAAGAACGCCCCAAGATAGTGACCTTACACCCATATCCATCTTCATACTCTGCGGGGAACTCTGTTGGCGGTGTGAATTTACGTTCAGTCATTCTGTTTCTCCTTTAATTTCTGCGAGGACGTTGCGAGCTAATTTACCTCTGTCCCTATCTAAAAAGATCTCCGCTTCGTCAGCGGTATCATCTGTAGCGGTCGCAAACGAGAATAGATTGCTCTCATACACGATTAGAACCTCTACCGCCTTCGCCAGCTTTGCCTCAAGTTCAACAGTGTGGATAAACTGCTGTTGAGAAGTTTCCAAAACGATGTTTCTGTCCTCCGTCATCGCATATAGTTCCGCCTCAAGTTTCTCTATGCGGTCGAGCAGTGCGTCCGTTCCAATCAAGGTAGTCATTCTAGTTCTCCGGCCATCCAGCTTGTGGGCCCGTCAAGTGGTAGATAATAGAGTCTACCAAGTCTGGTTCACCTGTAAAGGCAATTGCTAAAATAGCTATTGCTATAATAAAAACGGCGTTATCACTCATCTGTCATCTCCACGAATTTTCCATCTACAATTTTCATATATTTTGCTGGAGCACTCAAGTCTCCAACACGTTTAAAGTAAGCGCGACCACCATCAACAGCACAGTTACCTACTTGGCGATAGTCGTGACGGTGTTGAGAGTACTCCCAACCAGCAGGACCTTCTACCATACCAAACTCAAAGTCTTCAATTATGTCTGCATTAGTAACCATAATCTCAGCGTTGTCTGAGTATGGATTACGGTATAGAGCAAAGTACTTATTGCCAAAAGTAGGATGAGGAGTAGCGCGATAGAAAACGTCCACCGCAAATGCTGCATGCTTTTGAATAGCTGAAGTGCAGACGTACTTAACATCTACTCCATCTTTTTCAGAATAGAGTTTGCACACCTTGTCAGTATCAAACAATGGTCTGTGTTTAATCATGATATAATCCAGTTAAAGTTTGGTTTGTTTTTGATATGTACCATTATATCACAACTGGGCTGACTTGTACATACCTATCCGAAAAAATCTTCGAGATTTATTACAGGTTCAGAAGTCCAGCCGATTGCCTCAAGGATCGGGTTAATCGCATCGAGAAACGTTTTGTCAAACATCAGGTTGTAATCGATGTATTTGTGCAGCTGGAACTCGGGAGGTAGGTAATCGGGAAAGGTGATTACGTTCTCACGGATGGGGTTTGGCTTTTTAAGGTAGCAAAACTTTATCTTGTCACCATTCTGGATCTTCTCATACTCTTTGAGTCCTTTAGTAAGGATGACGTTATTATATAGCAAAGCACCACGAACGTGGATCGGAGTACCTTTCTTGTAAATGGCAGCACGATCTTTCCACTTGATTACATCAGATACACCACGAGGAAAAGAAACTTTCTCTGGAGGAAGAGACGTAAAGTGGTCACGGAACTGTTGAATCGCACGTTGAGTATTTGTCTCAGAACCGGTCATGATAACCTTAAACAAAGCTTTCATCGCATCACGGCAAACCTCGGGAGTAGAAGACTTAACTGCTTCGATACCCATGATTTTGAGTTTAGGCTCTTTGTACTCAACACCTTCTGAGTTGTAGACATTCAAGATATAACGTTTCTTGGCAGTCCATACACCTTTATCAGCAATAACTTCTCGCTCCATTACCATCTTTTGCTGGTAAGAATTGAGTTGTTCAGCCATACCATCGTATGACTTAGCAATAAGAGGCTCAAACTTCTCAGACACGATCTTATCAATTAGATCCACAATCTCTTTGACTGGCCGATCTTGCATGCCAAGCTTCTTAACAAGAGGACCAAAGTTTACATAGTTTGAATCGGTATCGATTGCAATTACATAGTCTTTGTTCTTTGTCTCACAAACTTTATTCATGAAATCATTGAATGTCTTTTCAGCCCAACGGATGGCAAGCTGGCCAGTAAGTGTAATGCCTTCGGCCATACGCAGATCGAAGTGACGGAACCAACGGTTACCCATTGCACCATAGAGTGAGTTCATCAAAATCTTGGCAGCCATTTGCTGGTTGTCAAGGGTTGACACTTGCTTCTCGAGTTGATATACACGTTGCTTATCAGTCTTATCTACGTTAACCAGTTCTTGCTGTGCGCCAAGCATTGCCTTCTTGGTTGTCTTACGTTCAGCATAGATTGTCTCAATGATCGCAGGAATAATACCTTGACGATCTTTGCGATACAATGTACCGTTAGCAGCCATGGCAAGATTATCTGGATCAGGATTTAATCCATTACGTTGGGTAAGACACAAATCAACATCCACATTAGGGACGATCTCGTTGCAAATAGTTTCGGGAGACATGTTGCACTGCATAATAATGTGAGGATACAGCGAGTTCAAATCAAAAGAAACAACCCAATCGTGCATGCCAACCTTTGGTGGTTTTACATAACCGCCAGCAAATGCAGTCTTCATCCGCTCTTCATTAGGCTGAACCACGATGCCTTTGTCATGCAGATCACGATAGATGATTGAATCCCAGATAGCAGTAGTACCTAGCGTATCACCATAGTTAACACCACCACGATAGGCCAGAGTCATTGCAAGGTTAATAAGACCCATCTTGTCATCGAGTTTATACACAATGCCAACGTCTTTGATGTTATAGTCACCAAACTTTTGAGGATCTTGCTCATATAAGTCTTGCAAGTCTTTGTACTCTTCGTACGAAAGCTTCTTTTCACCCAGTTCAACGTGGGCAATATGGTCAAGTTTGTAAGACTCTTGGGCAGTATAGGTAAACTTCTTGTATAGTTCAAGGTAGTCAAGCTCAGTCACGCCAACAATATCGTAGTACTGTTGCTCACGACCGTTGATCTTGACACTACGCTGACTAACACGATTCCATGGGGAAAGTTTGTTGGCATACTCTTCGCCAAGAAGTTTGACGATACGATTGACTACGTAAGGAGTATCGAAGAACTTACAGTTCCAGCCAGTAATAATGTCTGGCGTATTTACAGGAGAAGACCACCATCCGAGGAAGGCAGTCAGCAAGTTAGCTTCGGTTGCACAATAGAATGATTCTACCTCGACACCAGTAAGATCTAGTTCTGATTTAGAACGATCCCACTCTTTGAGATACCAGAGGTAGTAAGTATTGTTTTGATTATTGCGGTAAGCAATAGCATTGATGGGGTTGTTTGCATCGGAAGGATCTGAGTAACCGTCTTCGGTTTTCATTACCTCGATATCGTAAAAGCCGACGTTTACCTGGTCAGGATCAAATGCGATCTTGCCAGGAAACTTCTCTTGAACGAATTGTGTAACATAGTTAGTGTTACCATATACCTTAAAGTTAGGCATATCTTTATAGCGATCGACAAAGTCTTTTGCCTCACGCATGTCATCTAATTGTACGCCAGATACCCTTGCGCCGTCAAGCGCAAAGGTTTCTGATTTAGGATTAGGGACAAAGAGAGTGGGTTTGAATTTTACCCGCTCATGGACACGGTGACCATTCTTGTACCCGCGATAGAGTAAAGAGTTGCCGTACCGTGTTACGTTTGTATAGAATTCCAAGTGTTAACCTCCACATGATTGAGTATATTATACATCAGTCTTAAGCGAAAGTACACAGTTAAATGATAATCTTTTTATCTTGTGTGATAACCTTGGAGAACATTTGTTGATACTGCTTCTTGAGTCCATCAACGGGATCAACGGCAAACATAACAAAGTTGGACGCAATGGTCATTCCTTTAGGTGCTTCTGAGTAAGCCATAAAGGGAGCCAGTCCGAGAGAGTTTTCTTGAGTGGGGATTAGGATTGCAACGTCTTTCAGAGTGAAATAATCTGGGCCACCAGACAATTCACAGATAAGTTCTTCACCGGTTGCTAGACGTACGATTTTAATTTCAGACATATAAGTCTCCATGATAAAGTTAAAAAGAGGGGCGTTTGCCCCTCTCAAGTTTAGTCTTTCTTCGATACGAAAGAATACATTTCTTTCGCCTTTTCCATAAGGTCTTCCATTGAGTACATTTGATAAGCCTGTTGCACTTCTTCGGCTGTTTTCTTACCAGCCTCAAACATGTTTTCGGCAAATGCCATATTCAAAGATTGCTGTTGATCCATATATTCTTTTGCTAGCTGGAGCATTTCAGAACGGATTTCAAACGGATTTTTATTAGACAT